TTGAACATGAACAACCTTTTTATCAATTAAGTAATTTACCAGTATTCAAATTAAGATGTCAGTTATTCGAATACACTGGCGAAGATATGGACACTGGACTTGATATTACAGATCAAGTGACAGGTAAAGTTGAAAGTCTAGATGATTTAGAACGCAAATACGCATATAAGTATGTCTTATCATTGACAAGTTTTACAGGTAATCCATTTCAAGTTGGTGAGGTAATTACTACTCCGAGCGGTGATACAACGATGAGAGGTGAAGTTGCTCAGTTCCGTGATTCAGATGACAAACTTTCTATTATACACGCAGGTGCTGATGATGGTAAGTATCATACGTTTGCCACTGGTCAAACAATAACAGGATTAACAACTGGTTCGACAGGTGTTATATCTCTTGTAGTTGAAGATAATCAACTATCTGAAAATGAACAAAATTCAGCCTTTTCATCGGGTGCAGACTTTATCGATTTCAGTGAATCTAACCCATTCGGCGATGTGAGTAATAACTAATGTTTGGCGGTCACTTCTATCATTCAAAAACTAAAAAAGCGGTAGCGCTGTTCGGCAGGCTTTTTAACAACATTAACATTATTCGTAAGAATTCTTCAGGTGCAGTTATTAGCCAATTAAAAGTACCGTTGTCATATGCACCAAAACAAAAGTATCTTGAAAGAATACGAGAAAATCCTGATTTAAGAGAAGATACTCAGGTTGCAATTAAGTTACCTCGAATGTCATTTGAAATTACTTCAATAACTTATGATGCTCAAAGGCAGTTAGCAAAGGTCGGCAACTTTACAACAATAGCTTCTGACGGAAGTACCAGCAAAAGGCAAAAGTTTTTTAATCCAGTTCCTTATTCAATAAACTTTCAACTTAATGCATACGCAAAATCACAAGATGATGCGTTACAAATAGTAGAACAAATATTGCCAACATTTAATCCACAGTATGCGTTAACTATTAAACCATTTACAGTAGAGTTTCCAGATTTTAAAGAAGATATACAAGTTATAATACAAGGTGTTTCTTTTTCAGATGATTTTGAAGGAGCAATGGAACAAAGAAGAACAATAATTTATAGTTTGGACTTTGAGATGAAGCTAAGTTTTCATGGTCCGATTGCTGACAATAATATCATTCGCCAAGCAGATGCCAAAATATTTGACATTAAAGCTGGTTTGGAGGATTCAGATATAGGATTAGAAACTATAAGAGTTACACCTAATCCAACTAGCGTCATTGGTCTCGATGATAGTACCTTTGGTTTTTCATTAACAATTTTAGATAGTGCGAGTTAACAATGTATGAATATAGATGTAAAGTAGTAAAAATAATCGATGGTGACACAGTGGATGTAGACATTGATTTAGGATTTGGTGTTTGGATGCATAAAGAACGAGTAAGATTGTTTGGCATCGATACTCCTGAATCAAGAACTCGCGACTTAGAAGAAAAAAAGTATGGACTAGCCGCAAAAAAGTTTTTAACTGGTATGTTAGATGACGAAGGTGGTATAATACTCAAGACTCATAAAGATAAAACCGGTAAGTTTGGTAGAATACTTGGAGAGTTGTGGCGTACAACTAACTACGCTGATCAGTCTATAAATAACTATATGATTGATAAACACCATGCAGTAATGTACTTAGGACAATCTAAAGACGATATTCAGGAACAACACGTTAAGAATCGAGAGTTTGTTACATTAGATGAGTGATAAAAAAGATATGGAAAAGTTTTTTCCACCTGAAGAAAAAAATATTGATAATGATTATAAGTATTCTCGAGATACGTATTATGAGTTAGTTGAAAAGGGAAAACAAAGTTTAGAACTTATGATTGAGGTTGCACGTGAAAGTGAGCATCCTCGAGCTTTTGAAGTTTTATCTGGAATGATTAAAAATATTTCAGACGTAAACGATAGATTAATGGACTTAAATAAGAAAAAGAAAGACATTGACAAAAAAGACGAAGTTAAAAAGATTGCAAATACAACGAATAATCTTTTTGTTGGTTCCACAACTGAGCTTCAAAAGCTACTAAAGAATGAATCGGAAATAGTCAATGTCACGCCAAAACCAGAATGAAAACTATCTAGGCAATCCTAATATCAAAAAAGACGGTATTACTTCTAACTTCACACAAGAAGAAGTGTTAGAGTATGCTAGGTGCATGAAAGATCCCGTTTATTTCATAGAAAAATATGCAAAGATTATTTCACTTGATAAAGGATTAGTTCCTTTTGAATTATATCCTTATCAAAAAAAGATGTTTAAACAATTTGAAGAGAATAGATTTAATGTCGTACTTGCATGCAGACAATCAGGTAAATCCATATCGGCGTGTGGATACTTACTATGGTTTGCACTCTTTCAATCAGAAAAAGCAATTGCAGTTCTTGCGAACAAAGGAGCCACTGCAAGGGAAATGTTGGCAAGGATTACGATTATGCTTGAAAACATTCCTTTCTTTCTTCAACCAGGCGTTAAGGCTCTCAATAAGTCTAACATTGACTTTAGCAATAATAGTAGGATTATCGCTGCTGCTACGACTGGCTCTTCTATTCGTGGACTTTCTATTAACTTACTTTACTTAGATGAGTTTGCATTTGTTGAGAGAGCCTCAGAGTTTTACACTTCAACATATCCAGTTATATCATCAGGCGGAGATACAAAAATTATAGTAACATCTACTGCAAATGGCATAGGTAATACCTTTCATAAGATATGGGAAGGTTCGATACAAGGTGTTAATGAGTATAAAAACTTTAGAGTTGATTGGACCGATGTTCCAGGGCGAGATGAGAAATGGAAAGAAGAAACCATAAACAATACATCACAAATACAATTTGATCAAGAATTCGGAAATACATTCTTTGGAACAGGAAACACATTAATTAATGCACAGACACTTTTAGATTTAAGAGCAAAACCGCCAATAAAATATATGGAAGGTGGAGATTGTTTAATTTATAAAGAGCCCGTTAAAGGCCATGAGTATATTTTGGTTGCTGATGTTTCAAAGGGAAGAGGACAGGACTATTCATCTTTTTCTTTAGTCGACATTAACGTTAGACCTTTTGAACAGGTAGTTGTATATCGCAATAATACTATCTCTCCATTACTCTTCCCTAATATTATATATAAGTATGCCAATGTCTATAACAAAGCTTATTGTATAGTTGAATCAAACGACCAAGGATCGGTAGTTTGTAATGGATTATATTATGATTTAGAATATGAAAACGTGCACGTAGAATCTGCAGTAAAAGCGAATGCTGTAGGAATAGATATAAATAGAAAGTCAAAGCGATTAGGATGTAGTGCATTAAAAGATCTCTTAGAAAATAATAAATTAAAAGTTGTAGACGAACAAACCATACTAGAGATATCAACGTTTGAGGCTCGAGGTCAAACATATCAAGCCGCTGTAGGTAATCATGATGATTTGGTTATGAATCTAGTGATGTTTGGTTATTTTGTGTCTTCATCATACTTTTCAAACTTAACTGATATTAATATTAAAGATATGATATTTAAGCAGAAATTAAAAGAAATAGAGGAAGACATCGTACCTTTTGGTTTTATAGATGATGGGCACGAACAAACAAAAATAATAGAAGCTCGTGAATCAGAACATCCATGGGCCATAGAATATGATAGAAATCTGTAATATTATAAATAATGGTAATAGTGAATATTCGTATAATGTTAATCGCATAATAAAAAGGAAAATAAGATGGCACTCTCTACACCCTCCGAATCACCTGCGGTTGTCGTCAAAGAAATAGACCTGACTGGTGGCGTGCCTAATGTCCAGTCAACTACAGGCGCAACTACAATCAATTCAAGGTGGGGAACTGTTGAGGAAAGAGTTTTAGTAAGCAGCGAGGCTGACCTCGTTGAAAAATTCGGCTCACCAGATTCTGCCACCACATTTTCGTTTCATAAAGCAAATATGTTTCTGAAGTACTCTAATGCACTTCAGTTAGTAAGAATAATTGATACCGCTGCTAAAAACGCAGTATCAACAACAGGTCAAACAGCAGTTGCTACAGCAGCAGGTTTACCTACAGAAGTTGTTAAAAATGAAGCGGATTTTAAATCACAGCTATCTGCATTAGATTCAGATAAGCACACTTTCATAGCTAAATATCCAGGAGCCTTAGGAAACAGCTTACAAGTTTCACTTTGTCCACACTCTGCTAATGATTCAGCATTTACTCAGTGGTCATTTAAAGGTGAATTTGATGCTGCACCAGGGACATCAGACTTTGCAACTAAAAATAACGCGACTAATGATGAAGTCCATGCAGTTATTGTTGACAAGGCTGGCGCATTTACAGGTACACAAGGCACTGTGCTTGAAAGATACGCATTTAAATCTCTAGGTTCAAACGCTAAAAATACTGATGGAACAACAAACTTTGTAAAAGATATAATAAACGATGCATCAAAATATGCTTGGTTAGTTGGTTTCGATTCAGATTTATCAGGCGCTGGAGCAGGTACAGGAATAGATAGTGGAGATAACTTCACTAAAACAACCGGTACAACAAACACCGATATTGATTATAATTTTAGTCAAGGTGCTAATGTTTCAACACTTACAACAGGTAACACATTAGCTGGATTTGATCTTTTTGAAGATAAAGATCAAGTTGAAATTGATTTCTTAATTGCACCAGACTTTTCATCCAGAGCAGATACCACCACAGTTGTTAATGATCTCGTTGCTACAGCTCAATCATTAAGAAAAGACTGTGTTGTTGTAGCTTCACCTGCAAGATCAGATGTTAGAAACATAACATCAGCATCAGATATTGTAACAAACATAGTTGCAACTGCTGATACATTCACTAAGTCTTCTTACTTAGTAATGGATGGAAACTACCTTAAGATATATGATAAGTTTAATGATCAATTTATCGAAATATCTGCAGCCTCATCTACTGCTGGAATTATGGCAGCCACGGATCTCAATAGAGCACCATGGTTCTCACCTGCAGGATCAAGAAGAGGTCAGTATCTTGGAATTACTTCAATTTCATTTTCACCTACAAAGCCACAAAGAGATACTCTCTATAAAGCTGGTGTAAATCCAATTGCAAATATCCCAGGTGCTGGTGTGATACTATTTGGCGATAAAACAAAACTTGCAAGACCTTCTGCATTTGATAGAATCAATGTAAGAAGATTGTTCTTAGTACTAGAAAGAGCAATTTCTAGAGCTGCGGAACAAGTACTCTTTGAATTCAACGATGAATTTACAAGAGCCGAGTTTGTCAATATTGTCGAGCCAGTATTACGAGAGGTGAAAGGTAGACGTGGTATTACAGATTTCAGAGTAGTTGCAGATGAGACTAACAACACACCTGCAGTTATAGATAGAAATGAATTTATCGCAAGTATCTTCATCAAGCCGGCTAGGTCCATTAACTTTGTCACTCTTAATTTTGTGGCAGTAAGAACTGGTGTCGACTTTGAAGAAGTCGTTGGCACAGTTTAGGAGGTAGAAAATGGCAGTATTAGGCGTAGATGATTTCAAATCAAAGCTTAGAGGTGGTGGGGCTCGTCCTAACCTCTTCAAGGCTACCATTAACTATCCAGGGTATGCAAACGGTGATCCAGAACTAACTTCATTCTTATGTGAAGCAGCTCAGATGCCCGGTTCAACCCTTGGCCAGATTATTGTACCATTTCGTGGTAGACAATTAAAAATGGCTGGTGACAGAACGTTTGATGTCTGGACAGTTACAATAATAAACGATACTGATTTTGCTATCAGAAATCCAATGGAAAGATGGATGAACGGTATGAATGCACACAGTGCAAATACCGGTCTTACAACTCCAGTGGCTTATGAAGCAGATCTTCTCGTAGAGCAATTAGATAGATCAGGTGATACACTTAAAAAGTATACCTTTAGAGGATCATATCCACAAGATATGTCACCTATCGATCTTAACTATGCTACAAACGATGAGATCGAAAGATTTACAGTAACGTTTGCGTATCAGTACTATGAGACTGATACCACAACTTAAGTAATAAATAGTAGGAGGGCTTAGGTCCTCCTAACTATAAAGGAATTCTAAATGGCAGAAAACTCAATTAAATTATTTGGTTTTGAAATAACGAGGACAAAAGACAAAAAGGCGCTTTCTTCGCCTGTTCCGCCACGAGACGATGATGGTGCTGGTTATGTCACTTCGACATCAGCTGGAGCACATTATGGTCATTATATCAATATGGACGGAGATGATTCTAAAGATAACGCTCAGCTTATACTTAAATATAGAGGAAGCTCTATGCACCCTGAAGCTGATGCTGCTATCGAAGATATAGTAAACGAATCTATAACAGCAAATGAAATAAAACCATCGGTTACAATAAATCTAGATATGATACCAGTAAGTGATTCTATCAAAAAACAAATGACTGAAGAATTTGAAAATGTATATAACATGTTAAATTTTAAAGAACTTGGTCATGACATCTTCAGAAGATGGTATGTTGATGGAAGATTATATCATCACTTAGTTGTTGACGATAGTAACTTATCAGCAGGCATACAAGAAGTAAGATATATTGATGCTGCAAAGATGAGAAAAGTAAAACAAGTTAAGAGTAAAAAAGATCCAGTAACTGGCGCTAAACTTATTGATAAAGTTGATGAATTTTACATATTTCAGGAAAAACCAGGTTCACAAAATGCTGGTATAAAAATGACGTTAGACTCAGTAAGTTATATTACTTCTGGTCTTTTAGATGAGAATAGAAAGAAAGTAGTTTCATATTTACATAAAGCGTTAAAACCTATTACACAATTAAGAATGATGGAAGATTCTCTTGTAATTTATAGATTAGCAAGAGCTCCAGAAAGAAGAATGTTTTATATTGACGTGGGTAACTTACCAAGAGGTAAGGCCGAGCAATATATGAAAGATATAATGTCAAAGTATCGTAACAAATTAGTTTATGATGCTAAAACTGGTGAAATACGAGATGATCGAAAACACATGTCAATGCTTGAAGATTTTTGGCTACCGAGAAGAGAGGGTGGAAGAGGCACTGAAATTTCAACTTTACCGGGCGGTGAAAACTTAGGACAAATCGAAGACATTATATATTTTCAGAAAAGATTATATAGATCTTTAAATGTACCTATGAATAGACTCGAACAAGAACAGCAGTTCTCGTTAGGTAGAGCTACAGAAATAAGTAGAGATGAGTTAAAATTTCAGAAGTTTATTGATCGTTTGAGGAATAGATTTTCTCATTTATTCTATGATATCTTAAAAAAGCAGTTGATGTTAAAAAACATTATTACTGAAGAAGATTGGAATACTTGGAAAAATAGATTAATAGTTGAGTATTCTCGTGATAATCATTTTGCAGAACTAAAAGAAGCAGAATTATTGAGAGAAAAAATACAAAGCTTAGATCAAGTATCTCAGTATGTTGGAGATTATTTCTCTAAAAGTTGGGTACAGAAGAATATTCTTTTAATGGACGATGAACAAATTAAAAATATGGAAAAAGAAATTGCGGCCTCACAAGCGCAAGAACCAGACGATGACCAAGGAGCAGTATAATGGATAATGTCGAAAACGTGGAAAATACAGAGAACGAAACAAATCCGATTCAGGATTTAATTAAAGCATCTCTAGATAAAGATTATAATCATGCGAATAAGATATTCGGTGAAGTCATGACAATTAAAATGTCAGATCTTCTTGATCAAGAAAAAGTTAAAATGGCTGATCAAGTTTATAACGGTGCTGAACAAGATCCAGAAGTAGATCCAGAATTAAATGATGAAGAAGAAACTGAAGAAGATTCAGAGACTGAAGAAACCGAAGAAGAATCTGAAGCCGAAGCCGAAGCCGAAGATGACGAAGAAGAAGTCGAAGGTAATCCTGTATAAATAAATTTTAAGAATGATTTTCGTTATGAAAGGAAAAATAATGAATTTAATATCGCTATTAAGCGCAGCAATTGCTGTAGCTTTGTCTTTTACAGCTGTAGCTGACAATCACAAAATTGAACCAATCAAAATGCGTTGGGCATCTGACCACACTGGTCCGCCTCATCCAGCTGCAATAGCAGAAGTTTTCTTTGCCGAGCAAGTTAAGAAAAAAATACCCGGAAGTAAAATTCAATTCTTTTGGGGTAGATCTCTTTATAACGTTGCTCAAGGTACTTCGGCTTTAACTAAAGGTACCTTAGAGATGATGACTGGACAGTTTGGAAAGACATCAAGTATTGAACCATTAGCAAATACAATTGTTGGTGCAGGAAAATTAACAACTCCCGGTGCTATGCAAGGTCTTGATGGAACAAAAACTTATGCTCAATTAATGAAAGTTTTTAATGATAGACATGGAATTACTTTATTCGGTTCAGGACATTTAAGTATGTATATGGGTGCAGGTGCTGTTAAAAGTAGATTGTTGGTGCCGGCTGACTTTGCAGGTAAAAAAATAAGAAGTATGGGTCCTGCTGAAAATGCATTACTTGGTTCATTAGGTGCAAACCCAACTACTATGGCTTTTGGTGATGTTCCTCCTGCGCTTCAAACTGGAGTGATTGATGGACTTCTAACAAGCCTAGGTGGATTTAATGTTACTAAAGAACAAGCTCCTTATTTCACAGTTGCAGGTATCAACGGTATTGTTGGTGACTATTACTGGTTTGGTGCATCAAATAAATGGTGGAATAAATTATCTAAAAAGCAACGGGATGCATTAACTGATATTTTCATTAACGATTTTATTCCATTTCAAAAAGCTATTAACTTTTGTAATGATAAGAGGTTAGTTGATAAGTACAAAGTTACTGACAAGTCAAAAGTCGGTATCTATGTTATGAACCCTACTGAAGCTGCTGTTTTACAAAAAGCTGAAGGTGGTGCAACTAACAACTGGATCAAAACTAAAGTTGACGCAACAGGTGATAAAATGGTTGATCAATTTACTGCTGAAGCCAAGGCTCTTGTAGCAGCTAATCCAATAGGATCAAGTGCTTTAGAAAAAACAGATTGTACTGCTTTTACAGCATTCTTTGAAAAATATGAAAAGTAAAATCACTGTGTAAAATATAAAAAGTATAAATACAATTAACATGAAAACTTTTTTACAACTAAGGGAATTAACAGGGCGTAAGCCAATTGGCAAAGTTGTATTCGATAAAAAGATTAATCGTGTACCTGTAAAAATACATAATGAGAGAAATAAGTTTGTTGCTTATATTGATGGTGATAGATTAGATGCTTATAATTCTCAACGTGAAGCTGAAAAAGCTATTAAAGAATTTATGAAACAATACAAAGGAATGAAGTAATGGAGATTAGACCTTTAAGCGCTTTAGCTACGTTAGACAGCGCGGCTGGAAATATGTTTGATAATGCACAATCAGTTTACGTAGCCACAACTGCAGACGCAACTTTAACTTTAAAAGACTCTGCATCTGGTACTGTTACAATTGGTAGCATGCAGTTAGTAGAAAATCAAACAGTAGTTATAAGAAAAGAAGTTAAACAAGCTTTATTCGCCACAGGCACGGCAACTAAAGCAACCAAGATAGCATATCCAAGAGGTTAACATGAAATTAATATCAGAATTTGTAGAAAACGATATTGAATTCTTAATTACCGAGGATAAGAAAACTGGTAAAAAGAATTATGGTATTCAAGGAATCTTTGCGCAAGCAGAGACTAAGAATCGAAACGGTCGTATATATCCATTGCCTATAATGGAAAAGGCAATAGGAAAGTATAATAATGATCAGGTATCAAAGGGAAGAGCAGTTGGAGAACTGAATCATCCTGAAGGTCCGACCGTTAATTTAGATAAAGTTTCTCACAAGATTAATGAACTCAAGTTTGAGGGAAATAATATTGTGGGCAAAGCATCGATACTAAACACCCCTATGGGAGAAGTTGTTAAAGGCTTACTCGATGGCGGAGTTACATTCGGTGTATCGACTCGTGGTATGGGAAGTTTGAGCCAGCGTAATAACGCAATGGTCGTCAATGACGATTATATTCTTAACGCGGTAGACATCGTGCAAGATCCATCCGCACCTAGCGCTTTCGTTAATGGGATAATGGAAGGTGTAGAATGGGTTTGGAATAACGGTATTATAGAAGCACAAACAATTGAAAGAATGGAGACTGAAATTAAGAAGGCTCCACGCGCTGATCTCTATGAGACACAAGTTCGTGAGTTTAAGAATTTCCTCTCGTTATTAAAATCAAAATAAGGAGTCTAAAATGACTGATAATAATCAAGTTGAAGATCAGGACGTGGAACTCCAAGAAGACGATGAGGAAATCTTGGAGATGAAACACGATCCTAAAAATGCTGAAGCTCAATCAGTCGCTTCTATTGACAAAGCGGGTGATGCAACAGGTACAGCGCCAACAAGAAAGATGGCCGGTGGAACTGCTGCTGACAACACCAAGAAAGATCCAATGCCAAAGACTAAGGCTGGATTAATTGCTGCTATGGTCCAACATATGCAAGGTAAAAATAAGAAATCTTTACAGCAAATGTATGACATGGCTAGTACTAGTCCTGAGGCATTCGACGGCGAGCCAATCGCTGAAGAAGAAACTAAAAATCAAGTTCAAGTTGAAGTTGATTTTAAAGATGATCTTAAAGCACTTGTCAATGAGGAAGCTACACTGTCTGATGAATTCAAGCAGAGAGCAGAAACTATCTTCGAATCAGCAATCAATACAAAAGTAAATGCAGAGATTGACAGATTAGAAGAGAAGTATAATGAGGAACTTTCAGAAGAGATTGAAAGTACCAAAAAGGACCTTGTGGAGAAAGTAGACAGCTATCTTAACTACGTAGTTGAAGGCTGGATGGAAGACAACAAGTTAGCAATCCAAAATGGTTTAAGAACTGAAATCGCTGAGGACTTTATGAATAAGTTGAAAGACCTATTTACTGAGTCACACATTCAGGTGCCAGAGGATAAAGTTGACATGGTTGACGAACTCGCAGACAATGTTGAAGAACTTGAGTCACAACTCAATGACACAATTGCAAAGTCCGTATCAATGGCTGAAGAGTTAGAGACATATAAAAGGGAGTCTATCATTAGAGAGGCAACCAAAGATTTGGCTGAAACTCAAGTCGAAAAGCTAAAGTCACTAGCAGAAAACGTAGATTTTGATGACGAAGAAACTTTTGCAAAGAAAGTTGCTCAGTTAAAAGAATCTTACTTCGCTAAGACAGCAAAAACCCAAGAAGAAATCATTGAAGACGATGATGCTCCAATAATGCAAACATCAGGTTCAATGGATTCTTATCTTAACGCAATAAAGAAAACTGCAAATAAATAGGGAGTCCTAAATGACAGTATCATACGATAGATTGATCGAAAAGTGGGCACCAGTATTGAACGAAGAGTCAGCTGGTACTATCACCGATCATCATAAGAAAGCCGTTACTGCAGCAGTACTTGAGAATCAAGAGATCGCTCTTAGAGAAGAAGGAATGATTACTGAAGCCGCTCCAGCAAACGCAACATCATCTGTATCAAATTGGAATCCAGTATTGATCGCACTCGTAAGACGAGCTATGCCAAACTTAATGGCATACGACATCTGTGGTGTGCAGCCAATGTCTGGTCCAACAGGCTTAATCTTCGCGATGAAGTCAAGATATGGCGGTGGTTCAACATCTAATAGAGAAGCACTATTCAACGAAGCTGAGACTCAGTTTTCTGGTGACAGTGCTGGTACTCACGACTCTGATAATGCATCAGGTCTTAACGTAACAAACTTAGACTCAGACTCAACAGCTGATGATGCAAGACTTACAAACATCATGGCTGGTGGTATGACTACAAACGAAGCTGAAAAGTTAGGTTCATCTGGAGAAACTTCATTCAGAGAAATGGGTTTCACTATTGAGAAAGCAACTGTGACTGCTAAGTCAAGAGCATTAAAAGCTGAATACAGCTTAGAATTAGCTCAAGACCTTAAAGCTATTCATGGTCTAGACGCTGAGACAGAATTGGCAAACATCTTGTCAACAGAAATCTTAGCTGAAATCAATAGAGAAGTTATTAGAACTATTAACTCTCAAGCTAAAACTGGCGCACTTCAAAAGAACACTGCGGTAAACGGTATCTTCAATATTCAGACAGATGCAGACGGCAGATGGTCAGTTGAGAAGTTCAAAGGTTTGATTCTTCAAATCGAAAGAGAGTCAAATATCATTGCTAAAGAGACACGTAGAGGTAAAGGAAACTTCCTCGTATGTTCATCTGATGTAGCATCTGCATTAGCTGCAGCTGGTATGATGGATTACACACCTGCAATGGCAACTAACTTAAATGTTGATGACACAGGTAATACTTTTGCCGGTACTATAAACGGCAGAATGAGAGTATACATCGATCCGTATGCAAATACAGACTACGCAACAGTAGGTTATAAGGGTACTAACCCATATGATGCTGGTCTTTTCTACTGTCCATACGTTCCATTAACAATGGTACGTGCAGTTGGAGAAGATACATTCCAACCAAAAATTGGTTTTAAAACCAGATATGGAATGGCATCAAACCCATACGTAGGTGCTACACCTGCTAATGGCCTAGCCGCTGTTAAGACTAATCAGTACTACAGAATATTCAGAGTTGACAATATTCTAGGTGCATAAGTCTTAGTACTTAATATTAAAGAGAGGAGCTTCGGCTCCTCTTTTTTTCGTATAAATAGAATTATTATAGGAGATAGCAATGCCAGTAACAGTAGTAACAACATTTTATAAAACTGATGCGTCTATCGAAGATTACGCTAATCCTGAAGTTAAAAAAGTTTTAGATGATTATGAGAGTTCTAATAAAATAACCGAGCGTAAAACTAGTAGATCTGAAAATGGATTAGTACAAGAGCGAACTAGAGTATTTGCCGACCAAGAAAGTTATGATGCGTTTAGACTTGAAACTGCAGTTGTTAACAATAAAGCGATTAGAGATAAATGGCAGGCGGATAACAACGTAAGAATGGACCGTTCGGTCGTTGCAAAATAAATGGACGTATTCTTATTAACATTATTTGTGTTCATGTCATTCATAGCTTCAAGTTTGTCATTAGCGTCCATGCTTAATAGACCGATAAAAGGTAGCTGTGGTGGAATAAATTGTAGGTGTAAAAATGGCACTAACTAGTAACTTTAACTATTTACAACCTACGGGTTTTAAGTTAGTTATAGATAGAAAAAATTATCCTAACTTAGAGTTTTTTGTACAAGACTTTACACATGCTGGTGTCATAATGAATACCGCAGACTTAGGATATAAAAAGATTGCAGCAATACCATTTATTGGTGATAAACTCACATATAATGAAATGTTGGCAAATATTATTTTAGATGAAGACATGAAGTCTTATACAGAAATGCATAACTGGATGAGACGTAACTTAGATCGAGATAACGTAACACCACTCGACAGATTTAAAAATGCAACACAAAGACCACCATCACAATCCGATATTACACTATCAATATTGAACAGTGCTAATAACGCAATTGCGCAGATTATATATAGAGATAGTATACCAGTAGCATTGACCGATATACAATTTCAAGCCACCAGCGGTGCAGAATCATTCTTAACATTTGGTGCATCATTTAGATTTACTTACTTTGATATTAAAACATTCAATGCAACAACTGGAGCAATCGAAGATTCGTTTGATGTGACTGGCACCACTGGCTAACATATATTATTGGAGACCTAATTGGAATTTACATATTATGATCAAACAGTTGACCTTTTACCTGAAAAATATTTAGAACTTTGGCGACCTAGGATTGTCGTTAGCGTATCAGGAGGATTAGACTCTGCTGCGTTATTATGGTTATTGTGCACATACTTTCCAGATATTGAAAAGCATATATTCACGGGAGATGACGCAAATCACCCGGCAGATGCTTGTTGTGCTGAAGACGTAGTTAATTACATAAAGAAACAAATACCTAACCATAATATAAAGTCTCATGATTTTGTGGTGTTCGATGATATGGATCTTGAAATATTAGAAGAAGTTAAATTACTCGTTGAACAAAATCCTGAACAATATAGAAAACAATTTCCTTACATAGAAAGAGACAAGGAAAGAAGAGAGCAAGGCCTTCCACCTCATAGATATACAGATGAAGAAATGTTTTTAGGTAAAATAGCGAAACCGTTATTGAATCGTAGAAACATGACACGTATAATGGAAAAGCATAACTGTCCAATCTACTTATCTGGTATGACAATGAATCCACCTAATGATGAAATGAAACGCTTAGGTTTTTATAATATTGCCGAAACGAAAAGAAATGAAGATTGTGTTGATCAGCGAATAAAAGTTGCAGTTCATCGAAGAGGAGGAATAGCTTATCAACCTTTTTGCAGAGTTAATAAACTATTTGTTAAAGGAGTTTTTGAGGCACACGGTATACTGGAAGAAATATTTCCTCTAACTGGCTCTTGTACTGGTGGAGCAAATGTAACTAAATTGTGGACGGAACCTTGCATGAAATGTTTTTGGTGTCAAGAAAAACATTGGGCATTTGGAAAGTATTAATGGAAGACTTAAAGGAATTAAATATGTTAATCGACTATGTTGGTCATCCAGCAATGAATGATGATTATTTAAACAAAAAAAGATTAGATACTCTTAATATGCTTATCAGAACTAACAGACATGTTGTGATTGTTAATATTGGCAGTATACATCACACTGGAAAAGAAGGTTGGGATCATTTTACAAGATACGGTGAAATGTTTAAAGAGATTAAACGTATTGCGTTAAAAAGATCAAATGTAACTTGGATTGATGTTAAAGACGATGTAAGTATTCCAGAATTAAGCGAAATACTTAATAAATATAATTATACCATTACACCATCAACCGAAATAAATATAAGTGGAACAAACTTATCGGGTTGTGTTATGAGTAACAAACAAACTTCGGTTACAAACTTTGCAGAACTTGGATTTAAAGTTAACATTATTCTTCCTATGTGTGCTGAAGGAGAAAACACTGGAGTTAATGATTTAGAAAAAATGATGAAAGCAATTACTCATATGTATAGTCATTTAAAAAAGAGAAAACTAATAGATAACGTAGATTTAAAATGGCCATATCTAAAAACATAAGACAACAGATTGAAGATGATGACATATACTTTTGTCATATGCCGTGGACTATGGTTTACAGCGAAATAAATGGTGCGTGGCAAACGTGTTGTCATGCTAAAAATTCTGGTATGTCTTTAAAAACTACTACACCTGAACAATGGATGCAATCTGATTTTCAAAACAAGTTACGCAATGAAATGTTGGATCCAAATTCTGATCACAAGTTAATTAACGAAATTTGCAGAAGATGCAAGGTAGAAGAAAAACAATATGGAGAATCTAGAAGATTACGAAAATTAAGAAGCATGAAAAGTAATCAAGAATATTACGACAATATAATGCAAGCAGTTGAAATGTACAAAGCTGCGGAACATTTTGATTTTCATGAAAGAATATTAGAAACTCAAGTAAAAGTTTTTGGAATGGAATGTAATTTAGATTGTCACATGTGTCCACCCGCTTATTCTACTACCAGACAAAAGACACAATTAAAAGATGGAATGTTACATGAAGAAATTTACGGTGATGCACAAAGGCATATAAGATCTACTCTAGCTACTGCACAAAATGTTAAGATTGACATGATGGAAAGTTTAAGGGAATTAGCTCCTTATACTCATTTTGTAAAAATCATTGGTGGTGAACCTTTAGTAATGAAAAAACAATTTGAGTATTTAAAGATACTGATTGACAGCGGTCATTCAAAGCACGTCACTATTAAATATCAAACCAACATGACAAAACTTGGAAACAAGAAACACAGAGTAATTGATTTTATTCCTCATTTTAAAAGATTCACATTTACCGCTTCTTTAGATAGTATGGGTGATGCTATAGAATACTGTCGTAGAAGAACAAAATGGGATGAGGTACTTCACAATATGGAAACAGTAAAACAATATGATAATGTTGTTGTCGATACAAACTCTACTATGGGTTTTCTAAGCATACTAAGATTCTATGAGTTTTTAGAATGGGCAGAAAATTATAAATATATAGATAGAGTACAGAGTGTTTATGCTTTAGAAAGACCACCGCATTTTCAAGTTAAAAATTTACCGCAAAAAATAAAAGATAATCTTATACCAAAGTATTCAAACTGGCCGCATATTCAAAAAATGTTGATGCAGACGCACGATAAGTTCGGTGAACCAAAGGAACTTAAAAACACTTTTAATTATCTATTAGCACAGGACGATTATTATAGAGGAACAAAGTACGAAAAAAATTTATTTGAAGTTTTTCCTGAACTTGAAGAATTTTATG